CCAATTATATCCATCTTCCTCATCTACAGAACTGTTAATACTATAATTTGTCCAACTTCCTGTCTCATTCGTCGAAAGCCAAGCATATTCCAAAGCAGTCTCATCATAACCCATTCCATATAAGGTTAAACTTTCATTTTTTAAAACAATATTTGAACTACTTCCTAGATAATTTGTAGTATCGTTCCAAAGAGGTGATATAACATCTGGGTCAAACATTCTTACATTATACACTTCATAATCGGAAGGAATATCATACTGAACCTTAAGTATCCCTGACTTATACACCCATCCCCATCGGTAGTTCGGCTCTATCTCTACCTTCATGTTACGCCCGAAAGATAAAACTGTCTCACCAGATAATTTATAAGTAGGACCGTCATATACTAAGTCCCTTACTTCGTATCTGTAGAACTTCCCTGATGCGTTAAAGACTTCAATCTTATGCGATACAGGAAATAGAGATACATCACTGATGCTACCGTCAAAGGTCCATGTTTCATTAATGACTGGACCGCGGATATAAGGAGTCGTTCTCTCTATGGTGACATGGTTTGAAGTGTTTGTCATTTCCACTGTAATTCCAGAAGTCCTCCTGTTCATTTGGCTTGTCCCATCGAATAGCTTTGAGTATTCCCTCCCGCTTACTACCCATCTGTTGTTCTCGTTCTTTACATAAAAAGTAGCCTTGTCATTATCAATTCTAATCCTTACTTTGGGATTCATAGTGACATAGATTATTCCAGTTGAAACTAAAAGAATCAATACTCCTATTATGTATTTCTTATATTCTGGCATAAACTCACTAACTATTCTTTAGTTCGCCCTCGACTAATTCTATCTCATAGTAAAAATACACTGGAGTCCCTGATATCTGCCTGAACCTTATCGCGGAAATCCACACAGTCACTGTTGAATTCAATCCATCCCCCCACGTGAAGGTTATCGTGTTCTTGTTCGGATTCCCCTCTTCAGCCATAGCTTTTAAGTATCTCTTCTTAGTTAAAGCATCATCGCCACCGCTTGTATCTTGTAATAACCCAGTGACTATGTAAGTCGTCACTCCTCTCTTATAATCATATACATAAACCTTTGGAGCCTCGTTCTGCTTACTTGTGGACTTACCCATTGAGTATATCTTCAAGTCCTTTTTAAAGCCGTCTCCTACTACATCAACGCCACCTTCAGTGTCTAATGTTATAGTCTTCGCCCCTGCGGATATCCCCTGATTGTTCCCGCCAACGAATGTGAACGCCAAACTTACCGCCATATCATCACCTTTTAATTTTACCATTTAGTTTATTGTAACCACTCTACTAATTTATTGTAACCACCTGATATAATTTTTCCAATCTTGTATATTTCTGAATAATTATATTTAATATTTCCATCTGTTTCGTTCTGAAAATCTCTTTGAAGATTAGATGTGTTACTTCCCCAACTTCCTGATGCACCTCCACTTGTGGTTGTAGTTGTAGTTGTGGTTGTGGTTGTTACTGGTGGTTTAGTTGTGGTTGTTTGTTGTTCTGGTTGTATTTTTTCTCGTACCCATTTAGCTACATCTTCACCAACCTTTTTTATTCCAGCTTGAAATCCTTCCACTGGAGCTTCTATCAATGCCCTTGCTACATCAGGCGCACTAGCGTCTTCTGGTAAGTCCTTTAATACCTTTGTCATTGCCTCATCGGCTTCTGTCACATACTTTATCTTAATTTCTGTCTCAGTTGTCTCTGGCAAACCTAGTAAACTCTTGACAATGTCCGATATTGATGTTCCTAGTTCTGTCAGTTTGTCTGTCGAGTCAGTTGCGAAATCCCTCAATGAATCTCCTGCATCACTTGCGGCTAGGCTTATCTTGTCCCACATCTCAAAAGTATCGTCTATTGCATCGGCTAATATCCAAACTGCCCCTTCGGCAGACTCGAATGCTGGCGCTAATCTGTCTCCGATTATCATCCCTATAGTCTCGAATGCGAATCCCATGTTTGCCATGCTCATCTGAACAACTGGCGAAGTCTTTGATAACCAGAACATCAACCCTGAGAATGCGCCAACGACTGCAGTAGTGTACATTCCAAGTGAACTAGATGACACTTCAGCGAACTCCTGCTGTGCCTTCTTTGTCTCATCCAACTGCTTCTCTGCATCCTCTAGAATATTTATTGCGTCCTTCTCCAATATACCAAGTTCAACTTCCAGTTTTTCTATTACTGTCATTAAAACACCATATTTTTCAGTGAGTCCATCTTACCCTTTATATTCCTCTTCTCCTGCTTTCCTATTATGATTGACATTATGCCATCTATTATCTTAGACCTATCCTCCATTGGTACTCCCAAGTCATCTAGACTCAACCCAAACTGCAAGAGCTTATATATCTTGAACAAAGTCTCGGTCTCCCTCGAATCGCATTGGTTCCTTCCTATTCTCATTGAGAGTTCTATTTTTTTTTGGTCTCGATGTCTAGTTTTCTTGGTTTTATGTTCTTTATTATCTCGTCTTTGGCTTTTTTAGTCAACTTCAACAGATTATCTCTGTTTATCTCAAACGGTGCCTCCTTGAGTGATTCGAGCATGTAACTCAAATACATCTCTGGTACGTTCAAGATGTACTTCTTCTTTTTTGTGTCTATCTCTGAACACTTGAATATTATCGTCTCGTCCTCGAACCATGTCAAGGGTTTGTACTTGAACTTCTGTCCCTCTACTTTAAACTCCTTTATTGATATATTTTGGAATAAACTATTCTCTGGCAATCATATCACCTACCCTTGTCGAGATAAACTCATTGTCCTTATCAACTACTATTTCCTTTTTTGATCCTTCAATCCTTTTCCTTAATTTTTCCTTCTCTTTCATAAGGTTAATTGATTTCTTCTGCACTACCTTAAGCCATTTCATGAATGCGCTTATGCTGGAAAATGTGTAAAACTTGTCAATGTTTGAAGTCATCTCCTTCCCGAAGAATATCGAATTGGGACTAATGCTAATCCATGTATCGGGTTTCTCCCCCTTAACCTCCTTTCCAGTCTCATCACATGTCCATAAATCTTCTCTCACCATGAGTTTTCACCTCCTATTTTATGGTGTCGCAGCCGTCGCGTCGTATCCGACAATCAACGTATCTGCTAGACTAAACCCAACTATGTCTTGGGTCAATGTCTCCTTTACATTATGCCTTTCAGTTAAACTTTCTATGTAAGTGGTTGTCAGTTCTATCTCCTGTTTCCTTAATGCTGCGTCTGCTTCCCCGTTGCTGAATACCAATTCCAAACTGGCTTCCCCCGCTGGTATAGTGTCTATCGGCACTGTAGACCCACCGTAGAAGTCCTCTACCATGTCGTCGTTCTCGTATGTCATTGTCATCCTGAACCTCCACTCCCTGTTCCTCCATACTGCGTGTGTCCCTGTTGCGCTTCCAAGTCCGAATTTAATCTCTGGATTTCTGTTTATCGTCAAAACAAATTCGCTTACTCTTGCTATTGCCGACCCATCTGGTATCTCTAATGTCCCCTCTGCATAAGTAAGTATTGTCTCCGCATCTGTGGCTGGTGTCGCATCCAGACCGCTTGTAGCCTTAATCTCATCTGCGTAGTCAAATGTAAGCCTAATGTGTACCGCTTCTCCCTCTCTTGCTGTTAATTCGCATGTCCTGCAAATGCATCCTAATAATTTGTATACATTGTCAGTGTCCAAGTCCACTCCGTATTCTATTGAAATCGAGGTTATAGCATTGCCTGTATTGTCTGAGTATGTATGTGTCTTAGACGAACCGTCTACGTCGTCAACTACTTTTCCCATCACTGCCTTCCAGAAGTAACTTGAAGCCAAGTCAAACTCAACTACTGCTACCCCTTTGAATTTCGCTGATGTCGCCGTCTGCGCGTCGTAGTCACCTAAACCCCAATTAAGAGTCCAGTCCCTAGTCTTGGTAACTGTTATCCTTTGGTTATGTCCGAATGCCTTGAATGTCCCTGTCGCTAGTGTTCCGAACGTGGTCTCAAAATCATATTGGATATAACTGTTCGCGCCTGATGTTGGAAATTCTACCATAATCTTACACCTCCTCTGGTTTAAATTTAATTATGTAATCACAATTCCTCTGGACTATACTATCGCCACGTTCTGTTGCTGGAAGCATAGGTCCTATAGTTGAGGGTATTATGAGCTTGAAAAAATGAAAGTCCTTTTTATTCCTCATCAGGTTGTCCCTGATTTCTTTTACAATGTCTTCCAGTTGGTTAGTCCTTTTTGACCATACAATCACTTCAACTAGCATGTCTGATATATTAAAATCGGCACCTAATCCGAACTCCTCAGTCCTCACAGAGAGTATTCCTATCTTTATCCTAGGGTAATCTGAGTTTTTTAAGCTTAGTCTTGGAAAGTCAGTATAAACCCAGCTCTCCCCATAGTTATATTTAATCTCAATTAGAGTCCCGTCTGCTGGGGGGGTAAGTAAGTATATGACTGGCTTGCTTAGATTCGCCTTGTCCTTATAATCAACATAGTAATCGGAATATCTTGTCTTCATGGTTGATCCTACCATCACGAATTTAATATTCTTGGCTGTAGTTTCTGGTAGTGTGAACTTGACAGTCGAGCCGTCTCCTGTGAACATTGCTATCTTGTCTGTCCCTCGGCTGTTTGGGTCAGAAACATTATTCCTCACATGGGTTACTAATTCCTCGTTAATCATGTTTAAGTCTATCCTCCTGAAGTTATTTACAGCAGTTAATGTTAAGGTTGTCTCCCATGACTCTCCAGAAAGAGTAGTTGTAGTACCTTTATAGAATGAGCCTAATTCAGCCCTGAGTTCAAGACTGTCACCTGTTGCCCATCCAGAATTGAAATTTCCTAAATCGAAAAAGTATTCACCGCTAGAATTAGTAGTTACATATTCCTCTTCGTTCCTTGTCTTATTCCTTAAGTATACTTTAACATCAGGAAACGGAGTAGTACCATTACTTGCATATACTTTCCCCGAAACTGGAAATGGAACAATTGGCATAATCTATCCTCTTGGATTTATCCCAATGGTCATAGCTTCTCACATTGGGGTGTACTGGATAGATTTAACCTTCCATTACTGTTAGCTATATAATCATTAACTTACTTAGTATTTAAAATTTTCTATATTTGCTTATCTCCTTCCTTACCTCTTTTGTAATCATTTCAGTTATCTTAGTAGTTGACTGGTGTATAGCTGGTCTCAAGAATGGTCTGTATCCACTCGGTGTCTTGAGAGGTGAACTCACTGTCCCAACTTTTATTCCTCTCTTCTTTATAGCCATAGCTATAGCCCAAGGATTAACATCGTGCCTCTTAGCCCATAGTTCCAATGCTTTAATTGGTGGCATGTGAGGTTTAGCCCCGAATTCCATATACTGTGCATGAGGTATTCCAGTTCCGACCTTGACAGTCATCCTTTTCAAATCAACATCATAGAAACCTATGTCCATCTTGATAAAAGCCCTGTCCACTGGGACCATCTCCTTCGCTCTGGCTTCCACTATGAAACCAGCTTTATTTAGTATCCTTTCTCTTAGGTCGTCATTATAGAAATCTTTGAAAACCATCTAATCAATCTTGTACATTTCACAAAAATAGTATAAATCCCTTCTGTTGAGGACGTTCTTTATCTTAAAAGTTTCCCCAGTTGACTTGGTAACCTTGTCCCTCTTGCTTGGAGGGTTTGATGAATGAGTTGAGTATTTGAGCATCAAGTAAGTGTCTCCCTGCTCCACGAAACCTTCCTTCTCTAGGACGAATCTCTGTTTTGGTGTTATCATTATCCCTGTTATCGGCTCATCATCACCGTAATTGATATCATCTACATTCCCTGTGATGTTGGAAGTAGTCTCGTCATATCTATTAAGTGTTAATGTCTCTCCCCAGTGTGTGAACATGATGTCGAAATGAGAAGCCGACATCCCCTCTGGTATGGTTGCCATTAGACAATCACCGACCTGGTTTTCCTCCCGACTATGTTGAATAATCTGTCACGTTCCTTCTCTAGCCTTACTATCGTCTCTCGAATCTGTGTCCAGGGTTCCCCAAGAGCTACATTTATCCCATCTGGGAGACTGTAAGAAGTAACATCATTGTAAGTCCCCCCTATCTGGTAGACCAGCATGTTTATCCCAGCGATTACGGAAGTAAGTCTTTGTATGTTTCTAGGTACAGTAGCAGTACCTGCATTATAAACTATTTTAACTTTTAACTTGTTCATTCCAAAAGGAATCTTCTTAGTGAACACCCATATCTTTCCTGTCTCTGTCCATAAATGGTAGTCGGTATTCTCGACTAGAGTAGTATTAGTTTCACCGTCATCATCTAACCATAAAAGTGATGTTATCGAAATCACCGGGTAATTATTCAGAAGTATCATCCTTTCCTCTTCTATAGGTATATCGTAGAAAGCGCCCTCTTTGACTGAATCAGTTACTTCGGCAGTCCTCCTTGACCCCTCATGGTACTCGGTGTAAACGGTTGATTCATACTTCTTGCCAGTCCATTCGTCAACGTAAGCCTCCGCGTCCAGAATCATCTCTTCTACATCTGCGTCTGAAACCACACTAGACTCTAGGCTAGTCACTCTCCTAACATCATCTGTGTCACAATATGTCCCCATCTATCCACCTGTTAGTTTATTATATACAGCTTTGCCTATTAATGATATTATGAATGATATTGTAGTGACGTAAGCGAACAGTTTGGTCTTGAAATGCTCCAAATTATTTATTCTAGTGATATGTTCTTTGCATGGCAATGCAGAAATTGTTTCCTTTATATGAATTACGGCTTCCTCGATACGGATGACTCTGTCTCTAGTATCTCTCACATCCTTCCTTACTTGAACTAAATCTCTTGTCATTCATATCAATCTAACTATCTTATTACTAGACATACATCAAGTTCATCTTCACTGTAGTCCTCAAATACTATGCAGTACCCGCCTCTGAATAGTTTGCCTGGATGCACAAAGTTTAATTGGGTTGTATTGTCCGATGGGACTTGTACTCTATGTTTCTCATCGTTTAACCTGTCAAAGAAATCCACATACTGACTGTTCGACGTATCTGAATTTGATACAAACCCTGAATAAATCCTTATGTCGTCCTTGGTGTACTTGTAAATATGAGCCTTAGTGGCGGTAGTCTCCTCATGGCTTCCAGTTGCAGTATCCACCGTGTGCCTATATTCGATTACCTTATTACCTTTGTAGATTAGAATCTGTAGTTTATCCCCATTTGCGTAAGCAGTAGGTAAGTTGGCGATATCTATTATGTATTCCCCATTAGTGTTGGTTACTCCCTCATCGGCTTCAGCCATCCATTCTTGGTTAGTAACACTGAATACTGTCACTACCGCGCCAGCTAGAACTGTGCTACCGTCTTCTTCGTAAACTGTCGAAGAAATAGGATAAGGTGTCCTAGTCATTTTTATACCTCCTCTTTAAATGGATTATCTCCAGTTCCCCATCCCTTTGTGTCCCAAGGTGCTTTCAATCCCTTTGGATGTATGAACCATTCGTGTGAATGAATAGCATTTATTGAATGATAAACTGGATTCCCTTTTGGGCTTAACTTATGCTTATGTTGAGTTAACTGTACTTCTAACTTTCCTGTCCCTTTGCGTCTCCTCACAACAAACTTGACTCCCAATCCTGCTGGAACTGTTATACCGAAGAATGAAAGTACCCATAGTATCCAAGTAGGAACTGCGTCTTCTTCACATACAGGACATTCCAAACAACATGAATCGCAAGCTGGACAATCGCATAAGTTGCAGTCAAAGTATTCAAAACAATAATTATAACATCTATCTGAATCTAGATGCTCTGGCATCATATCCTCGGCGAATTCCCTCAATTCCTCTGGGCACAAATCATCTAACTGTTCACAGTCTAGAACACAATCCACATATTGAATCCCAGTAAGGTCAAAACTCTCAAATATCCCACCCCCTGAATAGGTTACTTCCCTCACACATTTGGGTGAATCCTCGCATATCAGGACTCTTATCTCAAACCTGTCTCCTTGGAAATACTTTATAATCGTTCCACCATTATCGTTAGTATTAGCCCATTCTACAAAGTACTCGAATTCATTCTCGAATTCATTTGTAAGAGTAGTCACGCTCACTCCTGTGCGGAGATTTGTAACCCTTACATCCACAGGAATTTTAAGTCCTTCCACCTTACCAACTATAGGTAATGGTGTGTATTGTACCGCCATACCTATAGGTAAAAACATTAAACACATCAATATAATCGAAAGTAATTTCCTCATGCCCATCCCCTCCTATCGTAAATTATATCTGCATCTACAAGTATCCAGATTGCTTGTCCTCGGTCTATGTAGATGTCAGTGACATTATGAGCATTGATTCCAGTGCATGAAGTGGCTGTGTATCCCCTTCTAGCTGTGCAGTATTTCCCTAGAGTTGCATTGTAATAACTCACATAGGTTATATTAGCCGACGATGCCCTAGAGACTATGTCCACTAATCCAGTGGTGTTATATACACTTATCAGTCCTCCTTCTGTGGTGTTGTAGAATGTCTCGTTCAGATTCGTTCTGTTCATAAGGCTTACTTGGTTCCATCCTCCTGTGGTCGAGTTGTCGACGAGTGTCTGGTTGGTATTCGTTGTGACTGCATAATGCTCCCTTAATAATAGGATATCTTCATCCACGTAAACATAAGTAGCATTTGTAGCGTTTATCATGTGGTTGGCGTTCGTGTTTGAACCCACTGTGTAAGTAGTATATGTCTTCACGTTATTGTCGAAGAAACTAACATAGCTGATATTGTCTATAGAGTTTGCTATGTCGTCAAGAGTTATGTTCTCAGGTATTGAAATCAGGTTCCATCCTGTCTTCAACTGGTAAGCAGTCACAGTCATATTTGTGTCCGACACATTGGAGTTTCCAAGACTGTCTTCGGCATTCGGTTCCAGTGTGTATTTCCCGTTCTTGCTTATATAAGTAGGTGAGATTGTAACTAGACATCTGGTATTCTCGGCAAGGTCATCTATGAATGTACCAGTGACTTCAGACTCCTTTGTTCCGTCATAATCATAAACCTTTACAGAGCATGTGCTTCTGTACCTATCCGACACGTTGAATGTTATGCTCACATTGCTCCCTGTCCCTACCGCGCTATGGTTGCCTATTGCTGTTGATAGTGACCATACATGCGGATTGGTCGAATCATAACCAAAGAATGACTGCGCCGTCTGGTTTGTAGCAGCAGTCCCATTATAGCATGAGAATGTCACATTGTGCATACTCCCAAAGGTGCTGTCCACGATGGGTGTGAATGCGCTGGAGTTCCAAAATGTAGTGTTTGTATCAGTGCCATTAGTCATTATGCCACTCCATGAAGAAGTGGTTCCATTATCATATCCTATCTTATACTTACATTCAGTTGTGTTGCTCGCTGGTGATACTGAGACATTAAGCAATACCTGTCCAGTAGTGTAATTAGAATTATTCGTTGGTGAAACAGGTGTTATAGTTATTTTTTGCATTGTAGCCAAAACTATTGGTATACCAAGTATGAGCAATAAAGTAATCAATATCTTCAATTTAAACTTAATCTTCATTCATCCTCACCAACAACTCTTTAATTAATTTAGCCTTTGACCTGTCCGTTACTGGAGGGTCAAATAATTTCCCGAATTCCCTTAGTTTCTTGAAAGACCATTCCTCTAGTTCCTCTTTAGTGTATTCCGCCTTAATTGCTTCTGGCTTCTCTTTCGGTTTTTTCTCCTTGATTGGAACTCTTTTACCGAATGCGTTCATGATCATCTTTGGTGGCATTGGTATTTCTTCAAGTCTTAATAAACATGATTTAAATTCTTCCAAATAATTATCAGGTACTACTATCTCTTGCCCAGGCTGCCAGTCGAATCTGACTCCATTCAAGCCTAACAAAATCAATTTACCACTATTGTTTTTTATCTTTTTCATTGGATTCCCCTCTAAAGACTAGTGTACTCCAAACACTAATACTCCAATCGCTGAATCTGATGCTCCTACCGCATTGATAGTTACCGTTGTACCTGATACAGTGGCATTTATATCCCCGTCTGTGTCTACCATCCAAAATGGTATTGCTGCTAAAACAGTTGAGAATTTTAGACTTTCATAAGTCTCTCCATCTGTCAATTCCAGCACGGCTAACTCTATGCTTGGTAGCCCAGTTTCAACGTATGTTGTTACATCTGCTGCCGTCATAATTTCACCTTTTTAAGTTTTATTTTTGCCCTCCCCATCCAACCCTAATTGGGTATCAAAAAATTCCAACCCGAAATCAAAAAAATGCCTATTCTTCTGAGCGTCCTATTAATAATATGACTCTCATCTTGTCTGTACCCGAAACTGAACCGCCTGTGATTGAAAGTGTCCCACTTGATACTGAAGTCGTTGGGTCTTCCACTGCTATTACGCTATTCAGGGTTTCATGCCCGAAAACATATATCCCCAATAGTCCATCTTCCATGATTCCATATGTCTGCAAGTCCACATCCAATGTCCATGCATTGTCTGCTGTTGCTGCTGTTTCCAGAACTACCCATTTCAAGTCTAGACAAGCATCTCTATAAGCTGTTGCAATTGTTGTTGCTGTCATTTAACCACCTATGTACATCCAGTCAATAGACTGCAAAATGCCTCTGCCCTGCAAACCAATGCACTATACATCTTGATAGTGAATTTGTCTGAGTCGTTTGTCTTCGCTAGTTTCTCGAATGTCGCGTCCTGCAATACTCCCATGAAGATTACGCTTGTGTCTAGGAAATACATATACCCTGTCTGGCAATACCTGTCTGTAATAACTGGTATCCCGTCAAAGGACATAGTCTCAATACCCCAAGCTAGTTGGGTTGTATTGTTCCATCTCTGGTAATCCTGCAGTAACCCCTTCAGGTCGTCGTGAACTGAGTTCGTAGTGACAATGAGGTTTACCATTCCCCCTGCGTCCTTACATTGGGTTATCTCTGTTCTCATGGCTGATACTGTAAGTGCTCCGCCTTGCGCTGTCTCGTTTGTCGAGATTAAGACTTCCAAACCACTCCATTGATTTGGGTATGTGGCTGCATCTCCTGTGAAGATTAACTGGTCTTCACGTCTCTTTAATGCTAGAGTCCTGTTCCTGACTTCAAGTGCCATTGCATCGACGTATCCTCTCATCCCTGCCCTTGCTGGTCCTGTAACTCTGCCTGTGGCGTAAGTGTATTTCATAGTGACCGTAAACCTGTCGTAGGTATCTGTCTGGTCAGCTAAGCTTGCGTCTTCGGGTAGATTTACTGCGTTGGTCAAAGCTGTTATCGCATTATAGTCGTAGGAAATCCCTCTGACTGCCCTTCTTGCGAGGAGCTCTACCATTGGAATCTCTCTTCGTGTCCTGTCGATTATGTCTGGGTCGACCGCGACAGGAATCAATGCATAACCTGCTGTACCCTCACCGCCAGTCTGTGTGTATGTGTATTTCTCTAAGTCCGCTTCAACAAGCCCTTTCGATGCCATGTAAGCTTCTTTGAATGAGAACTTATCCCTGATATCTTTTACGACTTGTTCTTTAGCATTTACCACTGTTGTAGGATCATAGTAAACTTGACCCTCGTCTCCTGGTCCAGTCCCACCGTAAAATGGGAAAATCTCTTTGGCACCGTAAGAATCACCAAGCCAGTTCGTTACGAACTTCATGGTTTGCCCTTCTGTGCTAACTACTTTATGGATTTCCTCTGGTTCTGTTGCCATCTCTGCCTTCATTACGGATTTGGATTCCTCTATTTCTTTGAGTTTTTCCTCCACCTTCTTTGAGACTAGAGCGTCAATGTCTACCTTTGGCTGTTCCTTTTCAACTTCTTTCTTGACTTGTTTTTCTTCTGGTTTCTCTTCAACTTTCTCTTCTTTTTTTGGCTGTTCATCTTTCTTTATTTTTTCCATTTGTTTCATCTTTTTTTTATTTTTAGACTCGTCACTCATGTTCTTCATTGTGCCGAGTGTATAAGCATTATCTTTGAGTGATTTAGAAACTACGTTAAAGAATGATTTCCTATTGCATGGCAGGTCGCAAATTGTAACTTCATATAACTCCATCTTGTTGATGTAAGTGATGTCCTTTTTTAGTTCCTTATTATATTTAGTCTCCTTGTCTAGAACCTTACCCGCTACTGAGAATGACTTGATTATGCCCTGGTCGATTAGAGTGCATGCCTCCTTACCTTTTTCTGTCTGATTAGTCACGAATGCCCTCAAGAAAAACTTATTTTCTTCAACCCTTGCGTTAAGACCTTTCCCTACTGGGTCTTGATGCCTATACCTAATGACTGGGTTTTCCATCCAAGTTGAAACAGAATTCCTGAACGCACTCATCATTATAACTTCGTCGTCCCTGTCTATCTCTTGGACTGAAGCGAAACCTTCTATGATAAGACCTTTAAGTTCCTTGTTATCAGTCTCTTCTTTAGATACATTCTTTATAGAAAAATTATAATCGAACTTTATGTCCTTCTCCATTGATTTACCCTCAACTCTCCTCTTAACTTCCGCACAGTATGCCTCTGGGTCTTTTTTGTCTTGGTTAGCCCTAACACATGCTTTAAAATCCTTGTATCCAGCGAAAGGCATTTGCACTCTCTCAAATTATTTAGGAATAGATTTAACCTTTCCAGTTACTACTATTATTTTATACTTTCGTAATATATAAAGTTATTGTTTTTCACCTAATATGATAACCCGTTTCTTTGAGTCTCCTCAATCTAAACTCCCTCTTTAATTCTTCTTGGTATATTTTCATTAGTTCCTGTATTTCCTCTGAATATTCCCTTATCGTAATTTCCCCAGCTACATATCTATCTTTGAGTTCACTTGTTCTAGTAATATAATCATCATACCATTCCATTGAATCACCCATGCCGTAACCAAGTTGACTCCATCCGTCTCATTGGATTTGATGCCTCACGGTCGAGTTTTATTCTAATCTTATACCCCCCTATCTCGCTTCCCTTACCTCTTCTGATTGAATACTCATTCGGTTCTTGGAATCCACCCACTAGAAAACTTTCGTCATCTCCTTCCACGCTTACATGCTGGTGGTGGTGGGTGTGTCCGAACCCGTAGATGTTAGCCCGTTTAGATGGAGGTACTCTCCTTATGTATTTCTGCATTGCATATCCTACTGTGTAGGGAACTCCTGTAGCTAAGTGAACTATGTCCATAGTTAGAGGTGGCTCTTCACTTAAAACCACTCTTGCGTAGTAAGGTTGTAGGTAATCTAAATCATCTCTTTTTCCTGCGAGTGATACTCCGAAATCAACACCCTCTCTTTCTAAAACTCTTGCATCATGGTTCCCTAGAATGAATGCAGTCCGTACTCCTTTTCTCCTTGGGTAGTTCTTCGCCACATAATTTACCGCACGTGTGAACCCTAAAAAAGGTACGTCATGTATTTGCCCTGGATATATTTGAGTATAACCCGTACATCCATCCCAAACGTCTCCGCAGTGGAATACTTGACTTATTCCCATGTTTTGAAAGTCCCTGTATATCCCTCTGATTGCATCTTCATTGCAAAAGTTATTAACGAAATGGGTGTCCCCAATCAGTCCGAAAGAAATCCAGTCATGCCTGTCTGGAGTTAGGATATGAGGATACCGACGTTTTGAATCGAACCTCTTGTTCCAGTCCGACTTCTTTACCCAACTAGGTACTTTTTCAGGTTTTTTAGATTTTTCTTTTTCAGTCAATTCATCACCTCATTCTACAAGAGGCACCCATACACTCCTGCAGTTGACGTGAGCAGGGAGTATTCCCCTAGCGTCTTCAATCTTAAAAACTTTACCATGTCCTTCTCTACATATTTCTGAAGTACGGTTATCTATGGTAGCCAGCCATCTGACCCTTTTTATCCCTTTAGCTTTATACCTGTCCAGAGCTGACTCGTTCGCTATCACATTCATCTCAGTCCTAAGTACTCTTTCTACCTTCACCTTGTCATCGAACAGTTCATCTAGTCTTTCTTCCATTATGTTTAAAGGGATGCTGGACTTTATAGCATCTATCAATATCTCTTTAAGTATCTTCTTCTCTTTATCAGTTATATTTGTAATCTTAGGGAAGTCGTAAGTTTCTAGGAATGTCAGCATCCAATATCTGATATTATGCAAATCCCAGCCGACGAACTTGACAGTGTTGTAACTATCGAAAGGATTCACTTGCTTAAGAGTATATTCTTCGGGTTTGGGGAGTTCTTCTTCCTCTGCTGGTCTTTCCTCGACTCTCCAGATATTATTTCCTCTGAGTTGTTCCCTGTATGTACCTATCGGTATATTATCATTGAGCAGTTCTTCCTTGGTCTTTACCGTCTTTATTATGAAATTATCCAGACTGAAATATAGTATGAATCTGGTTAAACTTTCTGTGTAGAATGTGACCATTTTACCATTATTCCTTAACCTTATGAAATTATTGTAATCTATATAGAATTCCTTCGCTCCCTTTTGTGTTGGAGTCTTCTTAATCCCAAGTGACTTTAATATGTCGATGCTTTTCCCCGTATCGCTTATGGTTTCGCATAGTACAGACCTAGCTCTTGGGAATGTATTCGTCCTGAACGCTGGTATGTTGTCTATTTCTGACTTCAACTTCCTCGAACTTATCACGCTTCCATCCAAAAGAAAATATAAATCAAACCTAGAGTTGTCCTCAGTGTAGAAGATAGTCTTGTCTAGAGTCTTATTAATCTCTAGGAATCTGTCGAAATTGATCCTGAATATTGAACCCATCAACTCCCCTTTTGTACCCATTTGAAAGGCGGATGCTTTACTATCACGCAGTTCGTAGCATTCATTGCAAACCCTTCAAAGCTCAAATTAACATTATCTATAGTGAATGTCCCCTCGTTTGCACCATATATTCTTAATATTCCTTGCACGTCTATTTTTAAATCTTCTTTCGTGCAGTTGTCGCAACAAAGTACTTCCCAGTCCCCCGCTCCTGTAGGTGGCGTGCAGGTATCCACTGCTTTCAGTACTCCTGCGCTAGGTGGGTCTATTGGGTTTATGACTATGAGTATTGGTGATTCTCCAGTTGAATTATGAGTCGTGTTCCCCCCTGAAACTATATATGCACCGTCTATTGTCAACCATCCGTCAGAACCAGGTCTTACTGACGTGTAATTCAATACTGTCTCATTGGACACTCCTGAAGCTAAAGATGCTATGGTGTAAGCAGAACCGAAGTCGCTGTCTGGAGTTATTACTAAATCAGAGAATGTTCCCGTGCCATTGTTCAACACATACACTGTCAGATTCCAGTCAACATGGGTGTTGTTGTAGTCAATGGTCTGTATCCATTGCAGGATAACTAAACTTACGTTTTGAATCACATCGAAGTAATGGGTCTCACTGCAAGAAGTATAGTTAGTGTCCCCCTCGAAGTATCCAGTCATGTTCAAAATAAACCCAGCAGTGGCTAGAGTAGTCATGTTGTCTAACGTCGTGGTTCCTGATTGTATCACCCATCCTGTGTAGTCTGAATCCAGCTTTACCGTTTTACCAGTCACGTTGACATTGATGCTGAAATTAGCTATTTCGTCTATATTGTATTCTTTATTCCCGTCAGTCCCATTTAATTCTAAATTGCATATGGTACTGGCTTGGCTTACTGTGAATGTGTTATAATCTGAGAAATTGGCGTTCCCTGAAGTGTCATTCCCTATGAAAGTGTAATTCATAAGAACTGCTGGAAAGCTAGTGATATTACAATACCATATATCTATAGATACATTAGTACATGAAGTATTGCCCCATGAACCTGTTATGTTAGTATTAAGAACTACGGTGTCGAATCCAGTCTCGTCTGTGAAGTTGATTTGAAATCCTATATTTGGAGAAGTGACGTAAACCTGTGGGTCTGATTTTCCCTCTGATATGTCCCTCCATGTCGGTGCTGTTGAATCGACTCCTGCTTCTATCTCTTCTACACCAACACTAACAAGATTTCCTAATGATAATTGGTAAGTGGCATTTAACCAATCTATACCTCTAGCAATGTTTGAAAATCTAAGTTCATCTATTCTTCCATCCATTTTTACACCACCGTCATTTACTGCCCCAAATCCAATATTGTTATTTGATACAGATTCTTCACCATTATTCCAATTTAAAAAAGTAGATGATATATTTTGATAATAATCTGAAAGTGAAGAACCATCATAATTCCATGCAAAGTATATCCACGTATTCACTGGTGAATCTATTCCAGTTGTCGATTGGTCGCCACCAAGACCTAAGTAAGCCTCCGAGTTAACTATATCCCATTGCATATAAAATCTTGGAACTCCACCACCACCAAATACTGCCATTGAAGCATCATAATTATCAAACCATACAAGACCTTCTACTGTCCATGCACCTCCTCCAAATTGAGTATTACCATTGAAATCTGTCAGTACCCAATCATTTGTTCCATCAAATTCTATAGCATTTCCAAATTTTGCATCAGTTCCATTTCTTATCGTGGATGCACTTTGGTCAGTTCCATTTGTTGTAGTACTGGTAGAATCTTCAGGATATGGAAGAGTATCCATATGATAAACAGTTTTATAATTAGAATCCCACACTCCTGTTATATTTTCAGAATTTTCTGCACTAGTATAATCATAATATACACTATAAATGGTATCCGCGGTTGCAGATAAACTTGATACTTTGAACCACACATAAGCATTTTCTGTAGTGTAATTCTCAACTTCATAAGGAACTACATCCCCATCGTCATTACATCCTTTATTTACAATCCTGAAGTCATCCCAGTCTGCTTCCATCCCGCTGAATGTTGTGCTGTTCATGTCTATATAAGAAGGGAAGTCTGTCTGGTCAGAC